TTTTTGGTTTTTATAGAAAGGAGCTGCCTGGGACGAGATAAAGTCATTGTATAGAGGAGGCAACTCCAAATCTGTTGTTTTTAAATTTTTTTCTGGGCTCACGCCCTTTTCTCTTTGTGGTCGTTCGGGGACCGGTCCTACCTCGATTGCTCTACGGAACCATTTTCTCTTCAGTAGTGTCGGTAGCCATGGAAAGTTGTCGCCCATCGCGTTGATAGAAAAGCCCTTAACGGCGATTTCATACCTCATCACGACGTTGACGATCCATAGCTGAACCGCTTTGCTGAAAGACTTGATGCCCTCGGCGATCGAAGAGAAGATCTCTCCGGGTTCGGATGTTTTGCGAAGAAAAGAAAGATAGGGTTTTGGAATGAACTTCCGAGTCTTGCTGTCAAAAACAGAAGAATTCAACTCTAAGAATCTTTTGGAAGTACCGGTCTTGGTGATATTGACAACTAAGCCAAACCAACCGGTAACCTCCATCCAGAGTTCAAAGAATCTCTTACTTCCGCAGAACATACAATCATCTCCGTTGAAACGACCAATCCTTTTCTTTCTTTCTTCGCCTCCCTTGTTCACCACTTCCTGACGTTCTAAATCATCGGCCATGTCGAAACACACTTTGTTAAGTATGCATAATACGGGAAAAGAGACAAGATTTCCCATCATGCTGCCTCTAAGTATGTCATGCAACTTATTCGAATTAGAACGCCATTTCAGGTTGGTGAACGAACCCTTCAACACCTCTCTCTCCTCATCCGTCATCTCGTCTCCAGACTCCACCACTGCGTCAATAATAACTTGAACTGCGGGAAGGTAAATATTGTCTGTAGCGGATTCGTAATCGCCGCTTATCAGATCCTCCCCACATTCTTGGTCCGCAAGCACACGCAAGAAATCGGATGATGAGACATCTCCTCGCACCAACCAGCCAAATTTGGAAAGTGAATCATATAGTTGCTCGTGTACTGGCCGAAGGACGCGTTTGACGTATCCGGATTGCATGGTAACAACCCGGTGCTTGCCCTTAGTCAACGCCACGCCTACCCTCACTATATTCACTGACTTCTCTGACTCGTCGTCTGCGAGAGTCCCACCAAACTCTTTCCGAACGTCAAGGCAACCCTGCTGGTCGCGAACGTACCCACTCAACCC